GATCTTGACACCATTTTTCGGTAGCATCAAGTAACCAATCATTGTCAATTGGTTCACGTGTAAATAGTTGAGGAATAATATCCATAGACATTTGGAATTGTTCATCGGACATATTACTCGTCTCTTGCAATTCAATTACAAGAGACTCAGATGTTGGTAGCTTATTGTACTTACCAACGTACTTACCGGCCTCTTTGAAGAGAGACCGATAAGCACCTTGAAAATAGTCTGGCTTGATGAAAGGTAATACTTTACGCATATACTCTTCATCAGTCAGAAGATTACGAAGAATGGTTTGTTCTATATTAGCGGGCAAGGCTTCCTTCTTTCCTCATTTTCTCTCTAATCTTGGTGGCAGAAATATCATGTACATCTTTGCCAAGATCATGTTCGGTGAATGTATACCCAACACCCCGACCATAACTGATATCTACGATGTTTGGTACTACCATTATAACATATTCTACACCGTAAGTAAACCCTTCTTCTTTCAATCCGTTAACAATATTTAACTTGACTGTATCAATATCAAATGGATTGTCTCTTTGTTCTCCAGTTCTACCGGCACCTGCATCGATACCTTGCTGACCGGCAACATCACGGATCATGATGCAAACCTGACCTGTTTCAGCAAGTGCTCGTTTAAACAATTCAGAATGACCATCATGCCACGGTTGCCACCTACCGAGCATTTGTGTAGTAGGTTTTTTAGGATCAAATTCAGACGACAAGTTTAATCTCCTCTGCAATACCTTCAATTTGTTCATCAGATAAGAAATTATCAATTACCCAATCAACAAGTTGCGGTTTTTCAAACATCTTATTCGTGTCTTCGAAACGACCTTCATCGATTGTATTCAACCAGATAACGATATCGGGTTTAAACGAATCTCTTGTCTGTTGAGTAGGGCAGACAAAGTCGCAGATTACATATCGACCATGTGATTTCTCATAGTCAGCAAATGTCTTCATACGATTTGCCTGCCTCACTCTACCTTCAGGAGAGAAGTCCCAATCATTCGCCATCTCGCGAACTTTATCTGCATTGTACCAAGCACAATCTAAATATTTCTGAAGTCTTTCTGATAGCCAAGTCTTACCAGCGCCTGGCAAACCCATTACGAGGATTTTCATTTTTCCATTTTCTCTTTAATTTGATCTACACGATACTTCATCCAGCTGATAGCTGTATTGATATGACCAGTATCCTGTGGTTGTAATTGAGATTCTGCATATGCAATCTCTTCCATTAACATAATAATACGATCAATGTCTGATACTTTACTCATCTTCACTCTCTTTCATCATAACGGAACCGTCTGCGATTCCTTGTGCGATAATATCTTCTAGAATATTTCCTGCTTCGATTTGAAGCTCTTCTACTTCACTCGATAGATCTGGATCAGGTGATGACACAACTTGAAAGTTAAATGTCATATGATCCTTAATTTTATTGAAGCCGATAGCTCCATATCGAATGACAGTCTCAGGAAAATCTCCTTCTAGAATACGAACATTCCATGCCTGTTCATGTTCATCAGATGGAATCAACTCGTAGTGAACACCCTCACTCTTCTTGTTCAGATTGATCGCCATCTTCAATTCCTTTTTCATTTAAGATAGAATATCGATTCTTGAGATAATTTGCAAAATCTGTTTCTTCGAAGATTGGTTTCCAGAACCTTTCTTCTAGTGTTTCTTTTGCTCGTACTTTTGGTTCAAGTAATTCCCCAGTTTCCCGGCTAACGCGGCAATACCAACCATTAGATGGCTTAGAGACATATTGACCTTGGAGAGCAACATCAAGCAGACCAGACCACTTCTGTACTCCACCTTCCCAGCTAACACTAATGGGAATCTTAGACTTTTCTTTAACATAACGCGATTTCTCCACATTAATCACGAAATGATAACCTTTGATTTCAGTACCTTCTTTGTCTTGTTGTCTACCAAGAATCCAAATGTTATCTGCTGAATAATAGATGCCGGTTCCACCCGACACAACTGCTTTCGGAAATAACCCGATCTCCATATATGTATGGTTGACTGCAATCAATGGGATATCTTTCATATTCAGATATGGTGTGGTCATACGAAATAGACCTTTGAGTGCCTTTGCACGTGACATATCTGCTACAGACTTTTCATTGATAGCGTCTTCAAGCTCTTTCTTTGATGCAAGGTTACCGACTGAATCAATAACTACTACAACTTTATCACCGCGGTCGAGGTTCTCAAGTTGACCGATTAGATCAAATTTAAGTTCCTCGACATTGGTAATAGGAGTATGAAGTACTCTTTTCGTATCAATATCAAAGTTCTCAAAGTAAGCCTGTGGCGAACCAAACTCTGAATCATAGAATAGAAGTACTGCATCATCATAACGCTTCAGATATGCTGACGCCATAATTAGAGCGAATGATGTCTTAAAGTGTTTGGATGGGCCAGCTAGCACTGTCAGTCCTGGCGCAAGTCCGCCATCCACGGAACCAGATAATGCCACATTAATCATTGGCACATCTGTCTTTACCATATCCTTCTCGGTAAAGAATTTCGAATCAGCAAGAATAGAAGATTCTTTGACCTTACTATTCTTCTTCAGTTTATCCATAATACTCATTTATTCTCTCCTGAAATAATTACTTATACTGGAATTCCAGCTAAGCAAATTTGATGCAGATATTCTTTAACATCGATTGTCGGTTTCCATCCGAGTTCCAGCATATCTGTAATATCTGCGGTGTTATCTTGTGCTTCACAAGCATCACCATCTTGTACCGGTAGGCCTTGGTAGCCCGCGATTTCACCAAGATCAGATACTACATTACCTTCACCTGTACCGATATCATATGCTGGTTTCAGCAACCGAATATCTTTACTCATTAACAAAACAATTGCCTCGACAACATCATCAACATGCACAAAGTCACGAACATGATTAGTCAAGTACTTAATATTACCACTTGCTAATCGACCGATAAGCATAGTATCTCGTGCACCTTCACCATAGACAGTTGTAAATCGAAGACCGACTTGCTTATCAAATGCTGTCTCTTCGTTTACTTTCTTACTCATACCATATGGTGATAACCACCATTGATGAATACAAGAAGATGAAGCATAAAGAAGAGGTACGTTATTATAATGACAATGTCTTTGAATACGAGTAGTATTCGTTACATTATTATCCCAATATTTCTGTGGCTCTTCAATTGAAGCTCGCACATCTGCCCATGCAGCGAGATGTACTACATAATCGGCTCCTTGTACCTCAAATTCTTCGATTGGCTTATTAATTCTGAGATCCCATTCGATAACATCATGACCATCTTTCTTGAGTCTCTCCTTGAGGTGGCCACCAATAAAACCACCAGAACCGGTAATTGCTACTTTCATACTGAATTCTCCTGAATAAATTTTTCTGCAGTCGACATAGCGGAGTTAATCGCTTGGTGCATGTCTATGTATACGTACATTCCACAACGACCGATGAAGGTCATATTTGGTTTAACCATCTCTTTATACTTCTCATAGATCTTACGATTATCACCATCAATATCCTTGACTGGATAGTATCTTTCTCTATTGTTTTCACGATAGTCACACGGCTCTTCATACGTAAGAGTTGTGTATCGAGGATTCGTACCATGTGCTGGTAGGTTCTTCCATTCTGTCACTCGGGTATACGGACCATCATGCGTAAAGTTAACTGTACCTGTCGGTAATAGTTTAGGGGTCGGCAATGTGACATCGTGAAACTTGATCGAACGATATGGTAATTCACCATGTTCATAATGAAAGTATACATCAATTGGCATTGAATTGAAAATATGATCGTATTTCTCTTCCATAAAATAACCAAATCGTGTACTAACAGATACCGTAATATTCTTATGGTCTAGAATATTACTGACCATTTCTGTATAACCATCTTTCGGTAGAGCCTGATACTCGTCATTAGGGAAATAGTATTCGTTGTCATCATCACGAGATGGAATACGATTGATAATACTTGGATCAAGCTCTTCGATTGGTTTACCCCACATCTTATATGTGTATGGGCGAAAGAACGTATCAATAATCTTATCTTCACCAACGATACGTTTGGTTTCTTTATTAACCGGAAGAGTTACGTACTGGCCGTCTTCAAGGATGGCTTTTACTTTATGTTTGTACGGAACCCAAGTTGTGAATTGATTTAACCAATCGTAGACTTTCTTATTGTTTGTGTGAAAGAGATGTGGACCATATTTGTGTACACGAATACCATACTGGTTCGTATAGTCATATGCATTACCTGCAACGTGATCTCTTTCATCAATTACTGTGATTTTATGGCCGGCTTCTGCTAGTAAACGAGCTACTGTTACTCCAGAAAAACCTGCACCTACTACTAGAATGTTCATGCGTATAATACCTTCTTTAGTTCTTCCTGCTCAATACCTTTATCAAGCGGATGTGTAGTATATAGTGCTTTTTTCTGGGCAGCCGCCACGTCTTGAAGCTGGACATCTGACATCATAGTCAGTTCGTGTGCCTTGATAGAAGCGAGTTCATCGTCATCGTAATAAAGAACCATTTCTTTCCAATCACCAATTAGAATAGAACCAGCATCTGCTACCTGCAGAGGACGAGCTCTCCACCAACCAGAACCGGCATGGAAATAACCTGGCATGAGAACACCCCATTGTTGGCCATAGATGTTGACCATTTCTGGTTCAATAACCCGATCCTGACCATCTT